GTCGGCGGCATGGTCGGCGGCAGAGTCGGCGGCAGAGTCGGCGGCATGGTCGGCGGCAGAGTCGGCGGCAGAGTCGGCGGCATGGTCGGCGGCACGGTCGGCGGCATGGTCGGCGGCACGGTCGGCGGCATGGTCGGCGGCAGAGTCGGTGGCAATTGATCGATGGATAAATGTTTGCCTTCCATTTCTCGAGGCTTTGGAGAATGGTCTCTGGATCTATTGGGTCACAGAGAAAGAGATCATCGCCGTCCCAAGACCATCGCTTGAGATCCACGAGAACAGATTACACTCGGTCACAGGACCGGCGGTCTCCTGGCCATCCGGACTCACCTACTGGTTCTGGAAAGGTGTCAACGTCCCGGGCTACGTGATCGAGAAACCGGAGAAGATCACCGTTTCAGATATCGACAGCGAACCGAACGCGGAGATCCGGCGCGTGAAGATCGAGCAGTATGGTCAATCAAAATATCTGATCGATTCCAAGGCAAAGGTACTGCACCGCGATGAGTTTGGAGTCCTCTATTCGAAAGAGATCCCAGGTGACGAGCCGCTCGTCATGGTGAAGGTGATCAATTCGACGCCAGAGCCGGACGGCAGTTTCAAGGATTACTTCCTTCGGGTCCCGCCGGATATCCGGAGGGCTCGCCAGGCTGTAGCCTGGACCTTTGATAAGACCGCCAAAGACTATCATCCGATCGCACAATCGTAATGGGCGCAAAAACAGGCATTGAATGGTGTGATGCGACCTGGAATCCTTGGATGGGCTGCAGGAAAGTCTCTGCCGGCTGCAAGAACTGCTACATGTTTCGCGACATGAAATTCTACGGCCGGGATCCCGATATCGTGGTCAAAGCTTCCGCGAGCACCTTCAATAATCCGATGAAGTGGAAAGTCAACAGGAAGCTCTCCTCCGGATCCCGGATCTTCACCTGCTCCTGGTCCGACTTCTTCATCGAGGAAGCGGACGAGTGGCGATATCGCGCATGGGACATCATCAAACATACTCCGGAATTCACCTACATCATTCTCACGAAACGCCCCGAGCGAATTCTCGGATCCCTCCCGATGGATTGGACTCTCGGATATCCAAACGTCTGGCTCCTTATTAGTGCAGAGAATCAAAGCGCCTATGATGAACGCTGGAAAGAGCTCGCTGCGATTCCTGCCGCCATTCGCGGTGTGAGCGCAGAGCCACTACTGGGGCCAATCCAGATACCGGCGTCAGATCTTTATTATCTCCCTCCGGACTGGGTGATCACCGGCGGCGAAAGCGATAAGAACTCGCCGCGCAGCATGGATCCCGATTGGGCCCGATCGCTGAGAGATCAATGCCAGGCCGCCGGCATCTCGTTCTTTCACAAACAAAACGGTGGCGCTCATAGAATCGATGGCGCCTGGGGAGGAAGAAACCTTGATGGTATAGAGTGGAGTGAATTCCCGAAGGCGCGAATTGCCGCGATCCAATCATGATGTCAACCCCAATAGTTACTCTCGATACCGAAATAGCGAACGCTGATCATCCTGAGACCGGCGAGCACGATCTCGTGAGCGAAATCATGCCCTGCAGGGGCTGTCACCGGCCGATCCGTTTCCTGAGGATGCCCTCCGGCGCCCGCATGCCAGTCGAAACCGAAAAACGCACAGTCCTGGCCTTAGATCCAAAGCTCAAGCTTGTCGTCGGCGGTAAGGTTGTCACCCAACCGCTGGTAGGGGAGAAAGGTTGGCTGCCCCACTGGATGAGCTGCGAGGCGCGGGAAACATTCCACACCAAGAGGAAACCACATTCGAGGAAAAGACGATGACAACGCTCGCACGTCGGCTAGAATCGAGAATCTACACCCGTGCCTTCGCCATGAAGGCGATCCGGTGGACCGAAAAGACCGCTGATAAAGTGGCGTGGGTCCTCTTTGGAATCATTGTCGGCGCTGTGATCGCGATGTCGGTAGGGGAATTTGCCTCTGGTTGCAATCGTCCCGCCCCGCAGAACGTGCAGAAGGTCCGGATCCACCACATCGACCGCGCACACTAAATGCCCCGCCGCGTCGACATGAACCAGCGCAATATCATTGAAGCCCTGAGAGACGTTGGCGCTACCGTCACCGATACCCACAGCCTAGGTAAGGGCTTCCCCGATATCGTCGTCGGACATGCCGGCCTCAACTACCTCTTCGAGATCAAGCATCCGGAAAACGGATCCCTTACCCCCGACGAAAAGAACTTCCGTGTCACCTGGGCCGGCCAGGCGGACACGATCACCTGCTGGCGCGACGCGTTCGAGATCATGGGAATTCTATCACCCGAGGAAAAGAAATGAAGAAAGAAACTGAGCATGTGACAGCCACAAAGGACCCGACCTACCCCCCCCAGGATGTCAACGATATCATCCTACAGATAGTCGCCGATCCCGCCTGCAAGCGCTTCGGCTGCCACGGGCGCGGTTTCGTCGGCATCCGTCTCAACAAGGACGGCTCGAAGACGGTCATCCTCTGCCCATGCGCTCACTACGGTGAAACCGATTACGTCCGCGCCATGAAACGCATAGATTCCCTCGAGCTCACGCTGAAGGCGACGGCCAACACGCACAACGCGAACCTCGTCCATGTCGCTGTCGCATTGAATGAGATCTACGCCCGGAGTATCGCCGGCCGGCTCGCTTTTCTCCGGCGGAAGTTCTCCCGTTCGAATGGAAAAGCCGCCGCCACAGCCGCACAAAAAGGAGCAACCCATGCAAATCAATAAGGTTTCAATCAAGAGTGAAAAGATCCATCTCGAATATTCGAAGCGGATCCCGAAGGCCTCCGGCGAATTCCTGGTCGACGATTACTCAATGACCTGCTCCGAGCCGGCTCTCCACGGCTTCTATGATACGCTTCACTCTCTCCGGGCCCACGTCTGCGAGATCTGCGAGCTCCCCGAGGAATACGAGGAAGGCATGAAGGTTATCGGCGTGAGCTTCACCTATGACGATGAGAACTGGGGCGCCGTTATCTCGGCTGTAAAGACTCTCAAAAGCTCCAACACGCCCCTGAACATCCACACGCCCTGGAAGGAGGCCTTCGTCGATCAATCGGGAAAAAAGAAGAAGGATCCGGGCCCGATGAAGACCTACCTATCTTCTGGATTAATGAAGGCGCTGGACCTCTTGAAAGAGTACGCCATCGGCTATGCCGAAGGCACTCGCGCGCAGGGTCAACTGCCGTTCGAATCCAAAAAGGAGCGCGCCGGCCGGTCATGAAGAGCACAATTCACCTGGGATTTGAAACCGGAACAGGTCGCGCGGTAGAAATTCCACTTTCACATCTGATTGTCACAGGCGTCACCCAGCTCTCCGGAAAAACCACAACTCTCGAGGCCCTGATTACACGTAGCGGCCTCGATGCGATCGTCTTCAAGACCAAACCGGGGGAGAAGGGATTCTCAGAAGGGGCCGTCATCCCCCCATTTTTCAGAGAGCATTCCGACTGGCAATATGTGACGAGTCTCCTCGAAGCGACCTTGAATGAGCGCGTGAAGTTTCAGCGTTCTTGGATTATGCGATCCTGCAAAGGAACGAGTTCGCTTTTGGAAGTGAAAAGGAACATCGAAGCCGAGCTTGCCAATCCCAAGGTGACAGGCCTCAACCGGAGCATCTACACCGAGCTCGAGGAATACTTCAAGCTGATCTTGCCCCAGCTCTCAGTAATCTCCTTTTCCCGCTCCCTGGATATTGCTTCGGGCCTCAATATTATGGACCTGACGCGGATGAGTGTAGAACTGCAATCACTGGTCATCCGGAGCGTCCTCGAGACAGTCCTCTCCTCCCGGGAAGGTACGATCGTCATTATTCCGGAATGCTGGAGCTTTCTGCCGCAGGGAAGAGGCAATCCGGTCAAAAGGGTCGCCGAGCAATTCATCCGCCAGGGCGCCACAAACCATAACTTCCTCTGGCTCGATAGCCAGGACATTTCGTCGGTCGACAAAACGCCGCTGAAACAGGTAAGCACCTGGATCCTCGGGATTCAATCTGAGCGTAATGAGGTCCAGCACACGATCGATCAGATGCCGATCCCGAAAAGGAGTCGTCCACCGGTGGACGAGATCATGACGCTGGAAGTGGGGCATTTCTTCGCGTGTACGCCGTCTTTCACGAAGAAGACATATGTCCAGCCGGCATGGATGACCTCGACCATCGCTGAGGGTGTAGCTCGCGGGGCATTGAAATCTAAGGATGTCAAGCCGCCTGCGACGCGGCCGCCCCAGCTGCCCGCATCCAGCGCTCCCTGTGATATGCCGGCAACCGAGCCGGAGCTCCGAATTCACAAGGATCTCCTCGGTGAGGCGTTCGGTGAAATTAATCGACTACGCTCCGAGATGAATATTCGCCTTTCTAACCTCAAAGCCGAGATCCTCGCATCCCTTCCTAAAAACGGCAGCGCAGTCTACGAGATCGCGCCCCTGAAGATGCTCCAGCGAAAATGCCTGGAAGAAGCGAAAGCATTCATTTTCTCCCAGATCGGCTCGCTCACCGACGATCAGAGGAAGATCCTCAGATTTGTAGAGAGTGCCGGCACAGGCGTCAAGCAGAAGGACGTTATCGAGAAATGCCTAGGGCTATCGAGCTCTTCCGGCGGGACCAACGACAAGGTGAAGAAACTTGCCATCGAGATGAACGGGCTGGGGCTCATCAGGCGCGACGACCGGATCGCCACGAGCTACCCCAATCTTATGAAGCGCGTGGAATCGGATCTCTCCATACATAGCGCCTCCGCCGATGAAATTCAATCTGTCTACGACCACCTGATCGCCGGGATCCTCGATTGACCCACCTGACTTATAGTGAGCTCCGCCTCCAAAGGGAGTTCTTTTCGGATCCCGAGTGGAACCTTATTGTGTACCTCCTCGAGCATCCGGGCTGGAATGGTGTGAAAGAGACAGCGAAGGCGATCGGGACGACCGACCGGGCACTCCGGAGAACCCAGAAGAGCCCAGGCGTCCGCGCTTCCGCCTCAAAGAAGCTATTTCATGCAACTGGCTATGTGATTGTCACAAGGACATCCGCACCCTCCGGCATCAAACTAACTAACGATCCCACCGAGATAGAGGAAGCTGCCAGGCTGATCGAGCACCAGCTCTGGAGCGAAAAGCTCGCCGGCGATGAGTGGCGCCGCAACGCCAAACACCTTCGCCAGAAAGATGAACAGAGCCAGCTGGAGCTGACTCTATAACAACACATCTATAATAGGAGAGCACAATAGATGGAAATCATGCAAATAGCACCCTCCGGGCTAAAACCGTCTGCTGACAATCCGAGAAAAGACTTCAATCCTGCTGATCACGCCGAGCTGACCGAAAGCGTCGCCGCAAAAGGGATTCAAGATCCCCTCCTGATCCGACCGATGAACGGATCCGGAGTCTATGAAATTGTCGACGGCGAACGACGCTGGAGGGTGGCCACACAACTGAACCTTGAGACAGTGCCATGTTACGTGCGAGCGATGGATGACTCCGAAGCGCGAGACGCCCGGCTTATCAGTCACCTCCAGAGAAAGAATCTTCATCCGATGGAGGAAGCCCACGCCTTCAATCACGCGATAGAATCCGGCAAGTACACCCAGGGAGAGCTCGCCATAAAGCTGGCCAAGCCGCATTCTTACATAGCTCAACGCCTCAAACTCCTTGATCTCACAGGCCGCGCACGGGCGGCATATTCGAAGAATACGATCACCCTCGATCATGCGACGCTCCTGGCGAAGATGACCACTGAAGATCAGGACCGCGCGATGGAATACCTGATCGAGACCGATTATGGAGAGAATAATAAACTCGTCGAGATCGCAAAGGACATCAAGCTCTTCAAAGCCTGGATAGTCGACGAGATCTCCCTCAATCTCTCGGTGGCGCCATTCGATACGAAGGATTCGAGCCTCATCCCCGGTGTGCCGGCATGCCTTGAGTGTCCGAAGAACTCCGGTTTCAATACCGCGCTCTTTCCTGAGCTGAACGCGAAGCACGTTTGCGGGGACCGGATCTGTTTCAAAGCGAAGGTCGAGGCCCACCTCGCGCGCGAAAAGAAGCGCGTCCGGAAAGAGGAGAAGCGCCCATTTATCATGATCTCCAAGGGCCAGCTTGCGATGGACGATCCCTTGAAAGTTCAGGGTGTCAAGATGGACGGCCGCTATAAGATTGTGAAGCCCGGATCTGAATGTGACGACACCAAGCGCGCGCAGTGGATCGACGGACCCTCCAAGGGCAAATTCACGCTCGTCTGCAACTACTCCAAATGTAAGAAGCACTGGGGCGGATCCGGCCGCTCCGCGCCTCGCGGAAGCTTCAACGATCCCAAGGAGAACGAAAAACGGGAGCGAGCCCAAAAAGATCAATCGTTCCGCCGCGCGGTCGAGTTGGAAGCCTACTCCCGCGCTGCCAGTGCCATTCTCGAGAAGACGAAAGGAAAATTTGACGAATTCTCATTGAAGGCACTTACAGTGGAGATATTTGATATATGGGGCTGGGATCTCGAACGATCGGGCTTCGAGAAGATCATGGGGAAGAAACTGAGCGCATTGGAGCGGGCGCTTGGATCGATGAAGGTAACCGATCTTGAGAGAGTCAATCTGGCTGCGCTCCTCTTCAAGGACATCGATAGTGGCCCTGGTAACCTTGTCAATAAATATGCCAAGCATCTAAAAATAGACGTTCAGGGATATCTCAAAGTGGTCGAGGCAGAGCTGCACCGCTGCGAGGTCTGCGGTTGCAGTGAAATAACTGCATGCGACGGAGGCTGCTCATGGGATCCGGGCTTTATCACGGCCGGTAGGAACGTCTGCTCCAATTGCACAGCCAAGGCGAAAGCGATGCCCCCCCCGGAGGCGTCCAGGAAGACGACCGGCAAGAAATCGAAGGCTGAAAAGAAATGAGTGCACCCTCAGGATTCCGCAAATGGCGGCGCGATCTCAAACCCTTGAGCGCGTTCTCGATCGACGAACTCGAGGCGCGCGAACTCAGCCGGTCTCGCTCCAACAATGAAGCCTCTATTATAGGCCCGAGCTTCGGCTTCTCTGAGCGGGACATCGATCGGGCGTGTACGCTTCTCGCCGCCGGCGATCGGATCGAAGCTGGATCGCTGCCCTTGAAAGCGCTCCTGCGCTACCCACATTCACTCTATCGACCCTCCGGAGATCCCTACGGACTCGCGCTTAGACCCTGGGCCCAGCTGCGGAAGATAGGACTGGGCCGCTGGATAATCACGCACAAGGCTCGTCATTCATCAATTCAACCCGCTGACAATCAATAGCCCACACTCTATATATAGATACCATCGGAATGCCGAAACTCTCACCCACTGAACGCGATAAAGCCTGGGATCTCTGCGCGAAGCGCGATGGCAAGAAATGCCGTCGCTGCCGGAAGCCGCGCACAAAAGATAACTCCGTCGTCGATCACATCGATAATAACCCGATAAATAATCCTGCCAACGGTTCCAACTGGCAGATCCTGTGCGACGCGTGTAACACGAAAAAAAACCCGCGCGGCCCGGGGAGGCGCGGAATTGACGTCCGTCACAAAATGCGTTCTCTTGAGAGAGAGAGAGAGAGAGGTAGAGATAATGCCTTGACGAACGTCACACCAAGCGAGCCAGAAGACTCGAAAACGAGGGCAGACAGTGAATCGATGAGGCGTAATATAGAGCGTAAGCCCAAGTTTCTGGACTGGCTGAAGGATATGATACTGGACATGCAGACGATCGCCGTGGAAGATGTGGTCAATGGAGGAGCAAAGCATTCAGGCCTTAGCCAGCAGACGATCCGCAGGTATCTCGATCAAGAATGCTCGATCGTGGGTGCATATGAATACTACAATATCGAGAGCGGCACTCGCCACATTCGCTTCCGACCTGAAACGGAGAATGGCAAGCTCTCCCTCGCCGTCCAGAATTGGAAGAGGGAATGAAATGCCTTCGGTCGCAGGAGAGCTCGAGATCAAGCAATACAAGTTTGAGCGTCCCAAAGATGGCGTCTATGTCTTCATTGATTTCTGCCGCAACGATCAGAACGTTAATGAGTTTCAATGCAGTATTGCCCTTGCCCCCGACATGCTCGAAATGATCTCAAAGGATAAGGATTCAGTCTCCTTTCGTTTGGCAGATGAGATCATCAAAGGAATCAGAATCGCAGTCTCAGGCTCGAAGCTGTAATGGAACTCAAGGACACCCATCGAACTGTTATGGAACCGCCTTCGACAATCGCTCGAGCACTCGGAGAATCACATGGATTGTTGGACGGTGAGAGAATGGCTCGATTGGAAGAAATGAGAGAGCATTTCATTCGACTGCACGAGGCTCGCTTCACACTGAAAACAGACGCGGCCTCAATAAAGCCAGGCGTCAGTCCGGTGATCGGTCGAGCCATGCCTCCGGAGCAATATCGATGAGGAGACTGTGTCGATCAATCGATCTCAATTCACGGGTCCTTCCCGGGCCTTTTCAACGCGGGTTCGGCACGAGCGCGGGGCCCTTGCAGATTTCATTGAAAAAAAATCCTAGTTCTATTCCATTTTGTTCAAATTGCTCTTTTCTGAATTGCATTGACCAAGTCAGATCTCGATGAATGGAACTGATCCGGATATCGACCCAGGTTGTCCTCGATGTGGGTGCTGCTCTTCCTTTTGGGTGGAATGTGGGGTCTGCGGCGGCGAAGGAGTCGATGGCCATGACTGCGGGGAAGACTGTTGTTGCTGCCCGGATCCGGAGGATAATATGCGGTGTGACTATTGCCAAGGCAGGGGAGGGCATTATGAATGTGCCGGCCGCTGCGATAGCCAGGGAAAACATGTAAAGGAGATTTGCTCCAGATGACAGGAACCCCTGGTCAATCATCGCCGGACGATTCGACGAAGCCTTACGCAAAACTGGATTTGCGGTATTTCTCGCCGCTGACGCTCGCGATCCGGGATAGGCTTCTGGGGCAGATCCGAGCCGCGAACACCGATGCAGAGCTCATGATGAAGCTTGAAAATCTTGGGTTGGACCACGTCCGCGATGATATGAGGCGGGCGATCGCGCTGGGGCCCGAAGAGTGCGTCCTGCTCCTGTTGAGAGATATGGCGGCTGTCGCCGTCAAGCTCGATACGATCGAGCGGGGGCAGGGAAAACAGGCGGAATGATTGCTGTCACGGCAATGTTCCGGCAACACCATCACAATGGAGGGAAACGCAATGACAAAATCGCAGGCATTCAACGAATGGATGCGCCGCTACATCGAGAAGCCGGAAGAATTCCAGGCCGAGTTTCAAGCGGTGATAGAATTCTTAAAATCGGCATCGGCGGGAAAAGAGCCGGACTATGGGCAAACCGCTTCTGCCTATCTGGATAAACTTATGGCCGAGCCTGCCACGAGTCTATGACGGAGCATGAGAGGAAGGTATGGATACCGCATTTGAAAGGACCTGCATATGCTGTCTTCAGCGTAAACCGATTAGTCAATTTGGCCGCTCCTATCATCATGGAAAGGGCGCCGATCCAGTCAGAAACGTTTGCAAAGGGTGCTATGCCACCAGGCAGAGGCGATATTATGCGGCACATCGTGCCGAGGAAGCAGCGTGGAGCAAGCAATATCGCCGTAACAATGCGGAGCGGATCCGCGAGAGGAATAGGAGATACCGCCGAAAAGAGCGCTTCGGCAAACTTCGTAATACCAACGAGGAATGCGTGCTCGCGGGACTATCAAAGAAATATTTCGGCGTCGGATACGCGAAGCTTTCCCCGGAGCAACTGCAATTCATTTTTACTCGCCGGCTACTTCAGGCCACATCGGCTCGAGTAGTTTCAATCGGCGAATCTCTTCGGTGGTATAACGAATTCTATGCGAAGCCAAGAGAGACGCTGATCGCCCTGTTTAAGCTGAAAATTAAAGGACGGAAAAAATTTATCTCAACGGAGGAAGAGCATGACAACGAACGTGCCGCAAAAGGGTGACCTGCGGGAAAAAACCATGGAGATGCTGAAAAAGGAAACCGAGAAGGAGGCCTGGATTGCGCTGAATCAATATTTTCATGGCGCGGGCAATGGAGCGGCCGCCAAGGTGGCTTGCGTCGTCGTCGGAACGCTCGCCAAAGAGGAGCAGGCAAAAAATAATCGCCGCCAACTCGATCTGATCGCGAAAAGGGTGGAGCTTTCAAATAAAGACAGCAGACAGCTAACAGGTTGATCGACGTCAAGACATTGTCCGGGGAGCATCCTCACATCGTTGTCAACTCCGCCAAGGTGACTGTAGTGGATGATTGCCGGGCCTTCGATCGAGTCTAAACCATAATGAAAGGAGCACAAGTTATGAAGCGAGTAGATCCGAACGACCGGGCGATCATCGAGGGGATGATCAAGGAGGGTGATTCCTCCCCGAAAGATATCGCGGCTGCCGTGGGTGGCCGTGTGAAGCTCGGGACCATCAGCTACATCAAGCATCAGATCATACATCGCGGACCAGGCTATCGAGGCAAGAACGGGAAAGCGAAGCCGGCCGCGAGCTCGAAGCCCTCGCCCAGGGCTGCAGCTTCTCCGGTAGCGGGGGGGGGCGGGCTATCGTCCGCCATCCGGGCGCTCCGGGAAGAGGAGAGTGCGCTTTCCAGGCGGGCCGAGGAGCTGCGTGAGATGATCTCGAAGCTCGAATCGCTCGACAAAGGGACCGGTCAGCGTAACGGCGCGAAGTAATCGCCGACATTTTAGAGCTGCCCAGACACTCAATGAATGAAAAAACGGATCACTAAGCGCGATGTTGTCTCTCTCGACTTCCTCGCCGGTCACTTCAGCATCACCAAACGCTGGATTAACCGGCTTTCGCGTGAGAAGGGCTTCCCCAGGATATCCCGTGGGAAGTATGATTTCAAGGAATGCGCCCGCTGGTTCGTTGACTACTATCGCCGGATGGCCGACGATGCCCGGAAAGACAGCCAGTCGCTCCAGCGCTCCGAAGAGCGCAAGGCCCAATACCAGGCCGACATGCTCGAGATCCGGCTCAAGAAGGAGCGCGGCCTCTTCATCCCGAAGTATATCGCGATCGACGTGCTCGACCAGGCGATATCCGCTTCCCGATCGTTTCTTATCTCGATCCCCAAACATGCAGCTCGCGAACTAGGAAATAAGGAGATCGAAGCCTATCTCGAGAACCTCATCCGCAAATCCCTTGACGAACTTTCCACCATCCCAGACCGAATATTCGGAGCTGCGGGAGTACCAGGAGGCGATCCGGGGATCCTACCGGAGGTGGAGAGCGGATCCAAAACTGACGGTAAGCGAGTGGGCGGACCGGTACCGCATGCTCTCGCCGGAGGCAAGCGCAGAAAGCGGCCGGTGGGAAACCTCAAAGGCGGAATACCAAAGGGAGATGATGGATACTCTCTCGGATCCGCTCATTGAGGAGGTCACTGTCATGAAAAGTGTCCGCACCGGCGGAACCCAAGCCGTCATTGACAATGCCATCGGCTACTGGATTGACCAGGCCCCGGGACCCATCCTGGTCGTGCACCCCGGGAAAAACGAAGCCCGCGACTGGTCCAAAGATCATTTCGACCCCATGGTCCGCGACACGCCCCGGCTCCGGGGCAAGGTTCACTCGGACAAAATCAAGGACCGCAAAAACGAGATCCTCCACAAAAATTTCCCCGGAGGGCTTCTCTACATCATTGGCTCGAACTCGGCCGCCGGCTTCCGTCAGAAGACCATCCAGCGCGCTCTCTTGGATGACGTCGACGGCTACGAGACCTCCGCAGGCACCGAAGGCGATCAGATCGAGCTCGCGCGTAACCGCACGATCACCTATCTCTACCACCACCGGAAGATCGTCAAGGTCTCGAACCCCACGACCCGGGGGCTCTCGAGAATCGAGGCCGAATACCTTGCCTCCGATCAACGGCATTATCTTGTCCCCTGCCCCGAATGCCGGTTCATGCAGCTCCTCGTATTCTCTCCGGAGTCCCAGTTTGCCTCGCTCTCCAGAAGCTACTTGAGGTTCGACACCGCCAATCTCTCCTGGTGCCACTACGAGTGCGAGAACTGCAGGGCCAAGTTAGATGAGCGCCGGAAGCTCTCGATGATCCGAGCTGGCAAATGGATCGCGCAGAAGCCTGAGGTCCGCTCTCATGCCGGCTTCCATCTCTCCGAGCTCGTCTCACCCTTCTCGAGCTGGACGGAGGTTGCAAAAGGATTCCTCGCCACGAAAAAGCTCCGCGAACGCCTCCGGGTCTTCATCAACCAGCGCCTGGGTGAGACCTTCATCGAGGAGAAATCCTACGAGATCGACGAGGATAGTCTCCTGAAGCGCGTGGAGAAATACGACAACGTGCCGCTGGGCGTGCTCGTCCTCACTGCAGGAGTGGATCTCCAGGTCGACCGGCTGGAAGTGACGATCGAAGGGTGGGGGCTCAATTTCGAGAACTGGTTCATCGATCACCGGGTTATTATCGGCTCTCCGGACCGCTCGAGGACCTGGGAGGAGCTCGATGAGTATCTCGCGACCGAATGGCAGCATGAATCGGGGCTGATATTCAAGCCCTGGAGCTCTCACGGCCTCGCCTGCGTCACGGTCGATAGCGGATATTCCACCCAGAACGCCTACGCTTATGTGAAAAAGCACCAGCTGAAACGCTTCTTCGCCGTCAAAGGGGAGGAGGGATCGAAGCGCGAGTTCATCATCAAGGTCCACTACAACAACAAGCAGCGCGCCCGCCTCGCCATCATCGGCGTTGACGCGATCAAAACCCGGATCCTCGACCGGCTCTCGATCGATAAACCGGGACCCGGGTATATGCACTTCCCAGAGAAGTGTAACGATCAGTTCTTCCAACAGCTCACCGCCGAAAAGCGCGTCATCGTCCGGACCTCTGCCGGCTTTTCGAAGTACGTCTGGAAGCTGAAGGAGAACGCACGGAATGAAATGCTCGATTGCAAGGTCTACAATATCGCGGCGGTCGAGCTCCTCCGGCCGAACTTTGAAAAGCTCAAAGAAAGACTCGAGGAGAAACTCGAGGCGCTGAGAAACTCCCCGGCCGCTGAAAGTGAGGCCGACCCGATGCCTGAACCACCGAAGCCCTCTCCGAGCCTCATTAGGAAGGTCTCTCGCTCATCTGGTCGCCGCCGATAATGGAAGAAACCATCACCAGGCCAAAGATCACCCGTAACGCCGCAAAGGTGAGAGCGATCGGCGCGCAACTGCATATGAGCGATTCGGAAGTCGTGGAAACAATCCTCGATTCACTCTCATCCTATCAGATCGAGAGGATCCTCACATTCAAAATCTCTCATTCGTCGCCCCCCGCCCAAACGCGCGAGCTCACTATTCGCCGGATCGACAAGCCCCGATTTTAGAGCTTTTCTCCGCTTGCCCCTTCAAGCTCTAATTTTCGCAAAACCCCGCGAAGCTAAGTCGTTGAATTAGACCCGTTTCCGGGCGCAAAAATCCCCAAAAATCCCCTGATAATCGCGCAGAACTTCGCGATTATCACTCCCGCATGGAAAAACCTTTCGAATTCAAGCCATAAGATGAGCCAGAATTCCTGATGGATTCAGAGCTCACCTCCTTTCGCGCGGGCGATTCTGTCAGCTGGACGAAGACGTCGGATCTCTATCCGCCGTCCGACGGATGGGCTGCGAAGTATCACGTTACAAGTGCCGCCGGAAAATTCGACGTGTCTTCGACCGTCGATTCGGAAACCTACCTCTTCACGATCACTTCCACCGCCTCGACAGCCCTCGCTGCCAGTACCTATTCGTTCGTCGGTTACGTCGAGAAAGGCTCAGGCGCTGGCTACGAGCGCCATACCCTCTGGACGGGATCGATCGAGATCCTCCCGAATCTCGCCGCCGAAACCACGCCGTCGGACCGGAGATCCTTCGCGCGCCAGAGTCTCGAGAAAGTGGAAGCGGCGATCAAGTCCTATTCCACGAGGCCGGTCCGTGAGATCGAGATCGCCGGCCGCCGCATCGTCCGGCCGTCGCTCGAGGACCTGATGAAGCTCCGCTCTCAGCTCATCCTCGAGGTACAGAACGAGGAGAATACCGATCGCATCAACCAGGGCCTGGGGAGCCGTAAGGTCCTCGCAAGGCTGGGGCCGACCTCATGAGTTTCATGCGCGATATCGCCCGGGTCGTCGCCACGCATCTCCTTCGCGTCGCTTCGAAGGGCCGCTCCTACGACGCCTCCAAGCTCGACCGTCTCTCGCTCTCGTTTCCGATCGGCCCGACTTCCATGGACCAGGACGTGCGCCAGGGAATCGTTCCCGTGCGTGCGCGCGCCCGGTATCTCGAGCAAAACGATTCCTATGGAAGCCGCTATCTCAAGCTCGTGAGAAAGAATATCCCGGGTGCCTACGGCTTCGCTCTGAAAATGAAGGTCGTTGATATCGACCCCAAGGGTAATAAGATCCCGGATAAACATGCAAACGCCGTGATCGAGGAAGCCTTCAAGGATTGGTCCCGCCGCCAGAACTGCGACGTCACCGGCCAGGAATCTTTCCGCTCGATCCAACACATCGTGATCACACACGCCAAACGCGACGGCGAATTCTTGGTCCGGGGCGTGAGAAACTCTTCCAAGTATGGATTCCAGCTCGAGGTCCTGGAACCCGATATCCTCGATGAGACCTACACAGTCGTCGCTCCCAACGGCAATGTCGTCATCATGGGAATCGAGTTCGACAAAAACAGGCGCCGCGTCGCCTACTGGCTGAGGAAATGGGTGCCCGGGATCTCAGCCTTCTCCATGGGCTTTGTCGCCGACAGAACGCGCGTGCCTGCCGATCAGATCTACTACGGCTTCGACAAGACTCGCGCCTTCCAATCGCGCGGCATATCCGAGATGGCCCCTTCGATGCTCCGCATGTCGAAGATCGCCGAGTATGAAAGCGCGAATCTCACCAATGCGACGATCGCTGCCAGGCGCCTCGGATTCATCGAGCCGCAGCCCGACCAGGCTCCATCGGAATTCGTGGGTGACGGGAAAGACTCCGAAGGCAACATCACGATCGACACCGAGGAAGGCTCCTACCACCTCCTCCCGAAAGGATACCGGATCACCCAGCCGCCGGCGAATTTTCCCGACGCGCAGTTCGAACCCTTCATGAAGGTGGAAGGTAAAAGGGCCGCGAGTGGCCTCGATGTCAGTTACGTCACGCTCGCGAACGACCTCACCGAGACAAGCTATTCCTCCGGGCGTATCGGGCTCTTGGATGAGCGGGAGAGCTGGATGATGGGCCAGGAGTGGATGATCGAATCCTTCTTGGAGCCGCTCTTTGCGAGCTGGCTGGAGGCAGGGCTTCTCAAGGGCGCAATCGCACTCGACGGCCGGCGCCGCGATCCCCTGGCTGATTTCGATTACTACGACAAGCCCTATTTCGTCGGGAAGCGCTGGCCCTGGGTCGATCCGACGAAGGACGCTGAGGCGACGCTGATGAAACTGCGCGCAGGGCTCACCTCCCTCATCCGCGAGGCTGCCCAGAATGGCGATGAACTGGAGGAGATCCTCGAGGAAGCCGCACGCGCGAACGAGCTCGCGAAAAAATATGGCATCACACTCAATTTCGACGCAAAGCCTGGAGCCCCCCTGGGAGGCGGTCCGGATCCACAGGAGCCCGCTGCGCCCGCGCCGGCACAACCCAAAAGAACGAACGGCACACTCGTGGGAGTAAACTGACATGTCCGTCAAACTCAATACCTCCGGCGCCTCAAATGCCGCATCGCTCGTAGCGAGTGGCAACTACGACACGACTTCCTCCTGGTCCTTCACGGCCGCAGACGAAGACAAGCTCCTGGGCGAGGGCAAGGATGACTGGGCGAATTATTCGAAATGGCATCTCGGGATCCACACCGACGAGGCCGAAAAGACGAAGGCCCATTATGGCTACCCTTTCGGGAAAGACGGGAAGGTGTACCGATCGGCCCTCACAGCGATCAGGCAGCGCGCGTCTCAAGCCGGCGCGACAGCCATCTTCGACAAAGCGGGCGAGCTGCTCGACTCCATCGACAAAAAATCCAAGAAGGAGAAATCATTGAGCCCCGAAGAAGTTCGCGCATACATCACCTCGAAGCCCCACTACCGGATCATCCATCAAAATCGGGACGCTGCAATCGATAAGGAGACTCGCACGATTCCGATGACCTTCTCCTCCGATAAGCCCATCTCGAGGTGGTGGGGAATAGAGGTCTTGAATCACGACCCGGGCGCAGTCCGTATGGATCGCGCTTCTGGCGGGCTCGCCTTCCTCGACATGCACGATATGCGCCGGCAGGGCGGCAGGATCGAGAACTACAAAAACGACGGCAACAACACCTCTGGTGACGTGCGCTTCGCGCGCACCGCGCTCGGAGACGAGCTCCTTTCGCTCCACTCCGATAAGATCCGGCTCGAAACCTCACAAGGGTATCTCGTGCATCGCTATACCGAGCTTGCGCCCGAGGATATGACCGACGAAATGAAACAGATGGCGCTCCGCGACAAATGCCCCGTCTACCGGATCGACGACTGGGAGCCCATCGAGGGATCGTCCGTCTCGATCCCTGCCGACACCTCAGTGGGCCACCGGGGCCTCGAGTATTACGACGATCTCAAGGCGTTCGAGATGGCAGCTGCAGGACGAAGTTTTGATCTGAACTCACTCATACCCGAATTGGCCGCGAAGCCGGAAGAGGGAACAACCACCATTACAGGAGCAAGAACCATGACACAACAGACACAAGACCCGCCCGCGAAGACCCAGGAAGAAATCCTGCGGGACGAGCGGCAGCGGGTGGCCGACATCGAAGCGATCGCGGCCAAATTCACCACGCGCATGCCGAAGATCGCGGAGATCCGCACGGAAGCGATCAATAAGGGCGTCACTGTCGGCGAGTTTAAGGGCCTCATCGCCGATCGCATGGCCTCCGACGGCGGCGCGATCTTTACGCCCGATTCGCTGCTCGGACTCAGCGAGAAGGATAAAAAGCGGTATTCCCTCATCAGGCTGATCCAGTCGAAGATGCCGAATTCCCGTGTCAAGGCGGAATATGAAGAGGAATGCTCGACGGAGATCGCAAAGCGGATCGAGAAAAGACCGAACGGAACCTTTATCCCCTGGGATATTCAGAACCGCGAGAACATCATTCCTATCGGCTCGGAATCCGAGCGCGCACAATTGCAACGCCTCGCACTTGAGGCAGGCCTCGTCCACGCCGCACGGGCGCTCACGACCACGACCACCTCGGGCGCCAAGGAGCTCATCGCGACCGATCTCCGCGCCGATCTGTTCGTCGAGCTCTTGAGGCATCGGGCTGTTGCAGGCCGCGCCGGGGTTCAGGTTCTCTTCGGCCTCCAGGGAAATATTTCGATGCCGCGTCAGACCGGCGCCGCGAATTTCGAGTGGACAGGCGAAACGGGCACAACGTCAGGCTCCGCGCTCACGACAGGCTCGCTCCCGATGAGCCCCAAGGAAGGCCGCGCCTTCCAGGAGTACACGAGACTTCTTCTTCTCCAGTCGACCCCGTCGATCGAGACGCTCGTCCAGAACGACCTTCTGACGATCGCACGCCTGGGCGTGGATAAGGCCGTCTTCCACGGCCTCGGAAATTCGAACCAGCCCAAGGGCATCGCGGCCGAAACCGGTATCGGAGCTGTCACCGGCGCGAATCTCGGATGGGACGCCGTCGTCGAGTTCGAAACCGACGTTGCGGTCGGAGACGCGGATATCAACACGATGTTCTATGTCACCAACCCCAAGGTCCGGGGCCTGATGAAGACTCGGCCGAAACAGGCGAACTATCCGCTCTACCTCATGGACGATGCCGGAATGGTAAATGGATATCCGTCGATCATTTCGAACCAGATTTCAGATGGGTATTTGTTCTTCGGCGACTTCTCCCAGGAGATCCTGGGGTATTGGGGCAACCTGGATATCCTGGTGAACCCCTACGCGGGCGATAAGGATGGCCTGACGCGCGTCAACATTTATGTCGACGTCGACACGGTCCTCCGCCAGGTCGTCGCGATCGCAGCCTCTGCGGACGTATCGTAATCGGAACTCTCGGAGAGTTACTAGAGAGTTCCGCAAAATAACGAGCGGCGCCTCAAGATACGCGGGGCGCCGCGTTTTGAACCCTTTCAAGAAGGAGATTTTCACATGGGCAAGATTCTGAAATACACAGTCGAACAACCCTGCTTCGTCGGCGGCGAGCACAAAGAAGTCGGTGACATCGTCTCACTCGACGAGACCGAAGGCGGCTACCTTGTCTCGATCGGCCGCCTCTCAACAGGCGAAAACCCCAAGACCACCGGCAAAGCAGGGAAGACGCCGGCAAAGCAGGGGGAAGGAGCGAAGTCATGAAGACGAGCTCACATAAACATATCGTGGGCACGCTCCTCCTGACGTTGGCACTCGTTTTCGCGCTGATGGACGTCGCGCCGGCGCAGACGAGTCTCAACCCGAGGGGCGTCTCGCTCTTCAATACCTTCGTGCTCGCCTCAGGCCGGGCCTTCATCGCGAGCCAGACGGACACATTCCCGGCACCGTCGGCTGGTGGCCTCAGGGTGGGAGCTGCGAGGCTCCTCTCGAACACGGTGAGCGTCACAGATAGCGTGAAGGTGCTTGTTTACGCCGACGTCGAGATCAGGGGATCATCCACCTGGACGAACGTACTCACGGACTCGCTCATCTT